GTCGGCATGGACGCCGGCACGCTCCAACATCGGTGCGTTATGGGCGATGAGCGCCTGACGGGTCGCGAGATCGGGAATGGTGAGGAGGTATTTGCCGAAGCCGGCTGCGGCAGTGAGGCCGTCCTGACCCTGCTTGAACTGCTGGGTGTCGGCAGTCGTCACGCCGTTGAGCAGATCGGTATTGCCCGCACCAAGCTCCGCAGCCTGCGCCTCACGGGTGTCTCCTTGTCGCCATGCGTTTGCGGCAGAAGCATTCGCCTGCGCTTGTGCGGCGGCCGTCTGCTGAGCCTGAAGAAGTTTTTGCTGATTGAGGGCGTCCGCGCTCTTCTGTGCCTGATCGACCGTGCCGTAGTGGGCAGCAGTCACGGCATCGAGCGGCTTGGCGATGGAATTGGAGAGGACGCTCCAGTCGATATCCGGCATGGCTTACCCCTGACTGTAATCTGGATTGTTGTAGACGGAGATTGGAGCGCTGGTGCCGTTGCCGAAGTTCGAGATGCCGCTGAGGACGCCCGAAAGGCCGCCGTTTCCGTAGGAAGAATTGTAGGCGTTGCCCGCAATCTGACCTAGCTGCTGAAGAGCGCTGGCGGTCGAAGCGCCCGTCGTCGCTGCCGCGCCGGAAGACGCATTGCCGGCGTTCTGGACAGCCTGATTATTGCTCGTCAGCGCGGTCGTGCCTGCGCCGGTCAGCGCGGCCTTGGCGTTCGCCCCGGTCTGGACGCTCGTGTTCACGTCGCCCAACCAAGTCTGGTAGCTCGCCTGCGCGTCGGTGTTTGCGCGGTCCTGTAATGCCTTCAGCGCTGCGCCCGACTTGCCCAGGCCAGTCGCGTATGCGCTGGCGTTGGTGGACGCGAGGTCGTTGGCGAGCGTCGTCTGGTAACCGGTCGAGCCTTGGAACGCCTTCAGGGCAGCGGTCGCCGCCGTGCTGTCACCATTGCCGATCGCGCCATCGTAGAGCGATAATGCGGAGTTGCCCGCTGTGATTTCCGGTTGATAGCGCGTGACCGCATCATCGTAGAATTGCTTGGTCTGCGCCATCTCGTCGCTGGCGGTCTGTGCTTGGATCTTTGCGACCTTCTTGGCGGCCTTACCGGAGGCGACCGCGCCTCCTACCGTTCCCGCCGCTGATAGTGCTGCTGCTGGCATGTGATACCTCAAATACTGTGAGGTATTTAGCCCGCTGTGCTACTCTTGCGCCCGGTTGAACGCCTCAGATTGGTGGTTAGGCGACCGGCTGCTTTGTTAGAGCATCGCGTTCCTCTTCGTCATTAATCAGATCGAGCAGCATGTGCTGCCCCCAACGAGCCTTTGCGACGACCTCGTGCCATTTTTGATCGGCAAGAATGGTGGGATGATCGAAGTCGTCAGTTGGGCTGCGGTAAGCAGCCGCCGCCGCGTGAAAATCGCCTAATGCCAGCGCCTCTTGTGAACTTACGAGACCGTCATCAACCGCCCAGCTATAGCCACCGCCGTCGCCGAGATTGAGATCGTCAAAATAGCACGAGTTTAGCTCAAAGAACGTCCAATGCGGATTTATGTTCGTGGTATCTAACCAAAGGCGGTGCTGGGTGTGATCATCTGAATACTCCTGTATGCTGCTCAGCCACCTAAGCCTCCAGTATCGACGTGTTTCGTGGTCCGTGGGCATTCAAAACGCTTAGCATAGACCGGTCAAAGGCTGCTATTGGCTCCTGCCATCGACCGAGAATGGGGCGCTTGCGGAAGGGCCGCTATACTGCCGCGCGGAGGATGTGGAACCACTCGCATTCCCAACCTCCGTCGACGCTCTCAAAAGTGCCAGTGCCGTCGCTGGTGAAGCCGACCCAGCGATTGAACATCCTCGCGGCGCGATTCTGCGCGGGTGTCTTGCCGACGATTATCTGAGCCTGTGTGTTCTTCCACATCCAAGCGATGATCTCACGGCCCTGCTCAATAGCGTCTCGGCCACGGCAGGCGGGATCAAACAGGCTATGCCCGTCGTAAACGGCTGGGCTGACCATATCCATGATCGCACAGGCGTTCTCGCCGTTAGTCAGCAACAGGTAGTCGTCACGCTGCGCGTGTTCGTCGAAGGTGATCGGACGGGGATCGTTGATGTAGATGCCGAAGGTGCGGCGCACTTCGGGCTTGTTGACGATCAGGTTGTGAAGCGCGGCGTCGCGCGTGCGGTAGATCATGCGAAGCTACCCTGGGCAGCTGGCGCCTGGACGCCGGGTCCATAGTTGGGAGTGCCTAAATTCGTGGCGTTGCCGCTCGACACGTAGACGCTGCCGAGATTGTGGACGCCTGCGATCTGCGCGGCAGCGGCGGGATCGGTTGTCACCTGGAAACTGACTGCGCCACCTTTGCGGGCCGTGTCGGAGTAGATGACCCAATAGCTGGTGCCCTTCGTCGTCACGGCAAACGATCCACCGTTGACCGTTACCGAGCTACCATCGGCATATCGACGGGTATGGGCCGCGACGGTGATGGTCGCCGATCCATTCGAGGTCGCCGACGACAGCACAACGGCAGGGGATGTGAAGCTCTCTGCGAGAGCGAACGACGTTTGGGCGCCCGAGACAGCACTGACCTGACCTTGGACTGCTGCGAGCGCCGCTAGGGCATCTGCGACGTTCTGCGTCAGCGTCGCGTTGGCGGTCTGCTGCTGGGCAAGCTCCGCCTCGTTCGCTGCCAGGGCGGCTTCGTTGGTCGCGATATTCCGGAAGGCGTTGTTGAGCGTCTGAATATGGCGAGGGTCCGCGATACCATTCTTGTCGGCGATCTGCTGGCCGGCGGCGAGGCGCGAAAGGACGAGGGGCTTCGTCGTAGCCATCAGCGCCACGTATCCCCGACGCGGGCGGCCGAGATGCGGACGACGGCTGGATCGGTGATCTCAATTTCGAATTCGCGATACGGCTGGCTCGCTTGGCCGAGGCGTCGATAGGTCAGCACGTTACCGCCGGCTGCGGCCTGAAGCGACACGGCGGGCTGAAGGGCTAGATCTTCGTCCGCATCTGCCCAACGTAGATTTACGGCGCAGGACGCGTTGGCGCCTATGTCGATCGAAATATCGTCATTGCGGACGGGGCGGCCCATGACGACCACGCTGGCCGTCGCAGTTCTGCGGATCAGCGTGCCGGCGTCCGTTGCGCTATCTGAGAGCTTCCAGACGGCACCCGTCTGGCTATCGCCGCAAAGCACCGTGTCCTGCGTGGCCGTGCCCACATGAGCGCGCCACGTGGCATAGCCCTCGCTGGCGAACTCCGACCAATTCTGCGTCGAAATATCGTAGGCGAAGCTGCCCTGACCGGGGATATTCAGGACATAGTAGAGGTGACCCGAGTAGCTGAACGACCAAGCCGAAGGCGTGCCGGTGCGCTGCTTCAGGCGCTCGTCGATACCGATCGTGCTGATCTTCTGCGGGACGCTCGAAACTCGGTAGACCTTCGCATCCTCGCCAACCCAGATGACCGAGTTATCGATCGTCTGGATGGTATCGCGATGCAGGCAACCACGAGCAAAGCCGCTGTTGGGCATTCGCTCGAATGGCTGAACATCGCTGGTGGTGGTCTGCCATAGCTCGATCGTGATGCCGCCGAAGAACATGACGTTGCCATTGAGGATCGCGAGGCCGATCAGGCTGTCGGGCGCGCTTTCAGCGGATGCGAAATGCAGGGCGGGATCGGTGTCGCTACCGCTGCCATCGGTGGACAGGCTGTCGCCGCCGGGAACGAGCCAATAATAGGTCCCGTCCGACATCGCGACGACAAAATAGTCGTTGAGCATCGCGACATCGACAGCCGCGTAGCCATCGGGGACGGCGACCTGTCGGAAGCTGTTGGCTGTGGTCCCAGCGCTCGCGCCGTAGAACCAGAGGCATCCATTCGCCACGATCGCGATGCGGTCGAAATTGCTCACGATCCTAACGCGGGGATCGCTGCCCGTGATCGTTCCATACGCGGTGGGCGTGGCGCCATTGAGCGAATAGACCGTGTTGCCCGCGACGGCGAACATCGCAGGAAAGCCGGCGGTTGCGTTGTTGCTCGCGTAAAGAGCTTGAAGGGGCCCGGCGAGCGTTGCGAAGGCATCTAGGCCAGGCCGCTGTAGCAGCATGACGGCTTTTTCGTCCGAACCACTATCGTCCTTCTCGACGATGAAGTTGCGGCAGATTTGTTCAGGTGTGCCCGCTAGGTCGCGACGGTAGGACGACAGGGCGAACGGGATCGGAGTGGGCTTCACGGACTATTTATCCGGGCGGTGTTCCCTTGACATCCCGCTATGTAGCTACCCGTGTACGACCGCCATATTGCCGATTATGCGACCTACGCAGTAACATTCTTTCTCCGAAAAACGGACGTAGCGAATAGAAACAGAAACCCGCCGCCAAAAACGAACGCCAATATCGCGACTAAAGTCTCCATTTTAGAGACGACTTGATGAGCCTGATATCCAGAAAGTGCGCTATTATCGAAATTCAAGGCCGAACTCTGAACGTTGTTAAGATCATAGGCAATCGGAACATGACCGGTACTTTGGGCGTAGATGAAGAGCCCATTATCCGGACGTTCTGGACCGATATACGCTTCGCCGGCTGCCTGAACTATCCGGCCCTGGCCAGGAGTAGAAGCAGAATAGTGGTATTGGACATAAAGCGAGCACCCATGCCTTCCGCAACGCCGATAGATCGAATCTACGTTGGCTTCGGAGAGTTGACCATGTTGCTGAATCTGGCAGAGCCGCCGGTAATTCGCGATATTGCCCGGTAACGTCATCGCGAGAATCATTAAAATGAGCGACGAATACAGAATCGCTATCACCGCAGGGGACGATCTCTTGCCGCTCCTGATCGGATTGTCCGATCCCTGAACGTTGAACTTATTGGCGAAATACCCCAATAATGGATAGGCTACAATGAGGAAGCCTGCGCCGACGTAGCCAAGAAAGCTGATCTTCACGCAATCTTCCCCATAGGATATGCTGAACCCTAGCGTTCAGGGTATTTTGTCCGAAGCTAGAGCCATGCGATGAATATACCGTAAATACCGGTGTTGCTTACCGCTCTAGAGGATCACTGCTGCTTGGCCATCGCATCGGATTACCCGATGAAGTGGAGGCGGTCGGTGTGTGCAAGCTCGTCAGAAAAAGTTCGTACGGATGCTTACGGAGGGTTCGCCAAAGCCGTTGATTAGAGCAGCTTGCCAAGCGTTCGCGTCACGCATCGTTAGTGCGCTCGGCGTCTCGCCGTAGTGATCGGCCAGCATGGTCGCGAGGTAGGCCGCTAGGCCGTTGGCATCTCGGAACGACAGCGGCGGCACGGACGGCGGAATCACTTCGATCACGTCACCCTGGGCGTCGGTGACGTTCTGACCATTGCCCAGGTTGAGGTCGTGGATGCTGACCCACTGATTGATATAGCCCTCGTAGATGAACTCGGCCGTGTTGCCGGATACCGCATCGTTGATGATCACGAAGGCGCCATCTCGCGGCGGGCGTGGCGCATGGCAGGGAGCGGGATAGCGATCGTAGAAGCGATCATCGTCAAACTCGCCGTGCCACGTATCGGTGACGATTTCGGGCAGCTGGATCGTTCCCGTGAAATCCGACGTGCGAAAGATGCGATCGTTCTCGCGGGCCGAGTAATCGTCGGTCGGCGATACGGGCCGGGCGCGGCCCAATTTGCCGCTGCTGATCATCTGCCGATAAAGGCTCATAAGCGTGGTCAGGCCCAGATCAAGATCGGGCTGGGAAGGGGGTTTCAGTCCGCCCGCAACACCGAGTTTCGATAGGGCGAGGGTGATGATATCAGCGCATGTGGTCATGCGATATTTAGCCGTCGAGCAGCTATAAATGCCGCCAATCAACTGCATCATTTAACGGTCCATCAAGGCATTTGGTCGATGGCGTCTCCTGAAAAGAGCAGAGGGTTCTTAGGTATGAGGCTTGCGCTAATCGCCGTCGCGTTGATCTCCAGTGCTGCGGCGGCACAAGATGACCCGCAGCGGAGTGCTGACGGTTCCGCCGTTATGGCTCAAATGACGCAGCAGCTATCTGCGCCGGAGCCAGCGCCTACATTGTCGGTGACGCCCGAAAAAGCTCGGCTTTTAAATCGGTATCTAGACGATGGCATGCGGCAGGGGATGCAGGCTATGGCCCAAATCACCTACACGAAGATGAAAAATCAGATGCTTAACGTCCCAGGCGCAATGTCCAATGCTCAAAAGGCTCAAATGTCGGATGCTTTCACTAAAGCGTTTAATCCGGCGATGGCATCGCGTTTGCGAAGAGCCTACGATGCGACCGTTACCTATTTTGCCGTTCGGATGAATGAAGAGGATTTGAAGTCGGCAGTAGATTATTACTCAACCGGACTAGGGTATAAATCTCAGCACAACTTCAAGGGCATGACGCCCGAGGAGCGACAGGAAAACGGCCAGTTCGTTTTAGACCACCCCGCTATAGAGAAATTCGTGAAGACCGGCTTGGGCTACGCGGTCGCGGCGCAAGCACGTAGGAAGACCGAAGATCCGATCTTTTACGCAGATTTCAACAGCCGTTTTTGTGGTAACCTCGCCGCTGATCATCTAAAAATGACGACATGTCCGTCTCCCTTTCGGATCGCCCAGCGATAAATCATGGGAAAGGGCGGCAAGTTTCCCTGCCGCCCTTCTTTAGTCTCTAAACTTCTTACGATGCGTTGCGCATCGCTCACGAAGCGTGGAAGACCTTGACCATGCCGGTCAGGAGACCGTTCACGGACGCGATGGTCTGACCGCGATGCTCCATGAAGCCGATGCCGACGTTGAGGCCGTAATCGTCCTCGTTTTTGCGGGTTGGCTTGGTCTTCATGCTGTAGCCCATCATCGCAGCATTGATGCCGCAAAGCTGAGCCTGAGCAACCGGAGCCGACGACGCGCCTACGTTGCCGAGGAGGCCGTAATCGCGGTTCTTCTTGATAATGATACCGTCCCAGATGAGATCGCCACCTGTGAAGAGTGGGTTCTTTTCGCTGTCGCTCTCGCGTGGCAGCGCATCCTTGGTCGACTGGTAAATCTCTGGATCGTTGCGCAGCTGGCGGAAGCCGACCGGGTTCACGAACAGGACATACCAAGGGTTGCCGTCCTTGGACTGGTATGGAGTAATGGCGAAGTTGCTGCCGTTTGCGGTAGCATCTGCCTGATCCTTGATCGCCGAAAGCACGGCGGCCGAGAGAACGCCGGTCGAAGCAGCGATGCTCGACAGCGAGGTGGACATCGTGCCGGAGTTCGAACCACCAACGAATGTCACGCGGTCGGCATTCGCGGCGCAAAATGCGTTCAGGTTTGCTGCGGTCGCGCCGCTGTAGAGGACGCTGAGGTCTTCCAGGCCGGCGGTGGGGTTCACGACGGGGATGGAGTTCATCACGCCGTTGAGGTCATTCTTCAGAAGCTCGGCAGCGTAGCGCTGAAGGGCGGACTTGTTGACCGCACGGAGATCAAGCTCGGTCTTCAGTTCCTCGGTAATCTGCACGTTGGTTGCCTGACGGACCAGCTTGGTCTGGAAGGCGACCGAGTAGTTCGCGAGGGCAATTTCGTTGCCGACGAGTGGCGTGGTGCCATCATTGGCGGTGCCGCGCAGTTTGTCGAACACAGGAACGTGGATGAGAGTGCCGGCCTTGTTGGTCAGATCATTCTCAACCTGGATGATGTTGTCGTTATTGGTCGACATGAACTGCTTGTAGGTAGAAGCGCGAACATACGACGTGATGAAATTATCGGACCAGATTTGATTCTGGCTTGGAGTAGCTAGGGTAAAGTTCGCCATCTTTGCGATGATCTCTTTCTATATTAACCGTTGAAGAGGTTGTTGAACTCCTGCTTGGTGTCGACGGGCTTTATTCGGGTCGCTGGATTAGCAGCGGGAATATCGCTTAGTGACTTCGGAAGCTTTCTCTCCTTCGGTGCTGTGACGTTGGCGGTCGCCATGACTGCCGGCTGAGCAAGCCAACCCTTTTCCTCTGCGACCTTGCGGGCGAATGCTTCGGGATCGCGCTGGAAGTCTTCGAGTTGGCGGGCAGCTTTGTGCTGCTGAATGACCCATTCCATGGGATCGGGCTGACTAGCTACCTGTGCGTCAAACTGTGGATCGTTCGCCGCGCGGGCGCTGGCCCAATTCGCAGCTTCGGTCACAGCATCTGCGCCGTGGGAGCGTTTCGCAAATTCTCCCGAGAGAAGAATCTTGTCGTTCACCCTCTGTCGTTCGACTTCTGCGAAGCGGTAGTCCGCATAACCCCTTGGGTCGTGAAACGGATCGGGTGCCTGATCTGATTTTGGTGCTGCGGCCTGATACTGCGCAATCTGCTTCTTCAAAGCAGCTTCGCGCTCTTGTGCCGCGATACGCTCGGCCTTCTCGTCCCGGTATTTGTCCTTCATTCCGAGGAATGTTGGCAGGGGAACGTGGGGCTTAACTTCGTCCTCGTCGTCGGCCGGTAGGGCTTCGGTCTCGGGCTCTTCCTCGGTTGCGTCCTCATGGACTTCCTCGGAAACAGTGTCCTCCTGATCGATGGGCTTTTCGTGAAGCTCATCCTCAAGCGGGGCGTCATTTACTTCTTCGGGGGTCCCCCCATTAAAAAGCGCATCAAAATTATCTACAGACATAATTCTCCGTTGTTACCTATGGCGTAACTCTCCAACAGCCCGAACGCCGGCCTCGCGAGTGAAAAGTCCACTACTCTCTTGAGCCCGTCGGGTCCGGCTTCGACCTATCGCTGTCGGGGAGGATCAATCCCCGATGCGATCGTAAATCTATTTATCGGCTATTATGACCTATGGGCTCACATGCCGTTGCGATGGGAGCCGTTGAGCAGGACATTGGTGCTGCCGAGGGGATCGAGCCCCTGACGCAACGCCAGCTGCTTCACCGCGAGATCGAAGGCGACGTCATGGGCATCGGCGATATGCTTGTCCGCCATCGCGCTATTGCGCTGCGCCTCCGACTGATCGCGAGCAATCTTGCTCTGCGTGCCAGCCTCGGCGAGAGCCTGGGCGTGCTGCGCGGCCTGCTGCTGCTGGGCCTGCTGCGGCGCATTCTGGGCCTGCTCCTTCTGCTGAAGCTCGTTCATCTTCTTCAGCAGGTATTGCTTGTCCTCGATCTCGGACATTTCCAGCACAAGCTCGGCCTGTGGGGAGAGCGGCGAGACGCCGGCCTTCGCGCAGAACTCGAGGAAGCTATCGAGGGCTTCTTGGCGCAGCGTATCGGACTGGCGGACGGTCTTGATCGTGATGTCCATGTCCATCGTCGCCAGCTCGTTATGCGTGCCGACCTGGACCTGCTGGGGAGCCATGTGAGGCTGCTGGGTCTGCGGGTCGACGGCGGGCTGGCCTGTGGATGGATCGGTGACGGGCGCCATGCGGGTCTCCACGACGGGGACGTTCACATGAAGGGACTGACGGGTGCCGGCGCTATCGGTGATGCGGATCATGCGCTTCTCGGTCATATACTGCTGAGCGCGGAACCACATTTGTCGATAGGTGCGTAGCTCCCATGCCTCATAGCGCGAGAACGGGCGCTCCAATTCGGTTAGGCCGGCTTGCTGTAGAATTTGGCGGGCACGGCCGCTCTCATTGGCGCCGCCGGCACGGCCCAACAGCGCAGGGCTGGGTGACATGCGGTCGATCGCCGCGATGTCGTTGACCAGGAGGGTGTGGTTGCCCTCGAAATCGGTCGTCTGGTTCACCGGCTCAATACCCCAAGGGATGATGCCGTTGGGCTTGGTGGCCTCGCGCTGGGCTTCCTCGGCCCTCTGCCCGCCGGCCTGCTCCGTCACACGGATGCGGGCGCTGTTGGTGATGTGAAGCATC